GGTCATGTTGACGCCGCCCCACGTGAAGTTAGGGTCGCTCCAAAGCACTGAAGGGGATGACCACGTCCAAAGGCCCCGGATGGTTCGGTTGATGAAAGTGGAGCTGTGCTTTGGTCTATTCATACTTAGACAGCGCTACGCCTCGCAGCGAAAAACCGTGGTCGACCTGGTCCACGGTATGCGTAGTCTTTCTGCAAGGCATCTTCTTTGCGTTGGATCTCCGCCATAAATTGAGAAGCAAGCGTGGTTCTCCCGACAATCATGCCGTTCGCCATCACATAATTGTAGGCAACCCAGAGCGGCACGAGGTCGTGATAGAGGGAGTTAAAACCGGGCTCCTTAGTCGTGTCTCCGCTCGTGAAGTAGACGGGACCGCGGGTGTAGTAGACCGCGAGGCTGGCCGCTTGCGAGTAGTTTGGGGCCGGGTATAACGTGACGGACTGGCCATTGACGTCGAAGTGGGTGGGTATGCCAGGAATGGCGCCCCACGCGGACAGTGACCGATCCGGGACATCGAGCTCGTCGAATGGTTTCAGAGTGTGCCAGAAGCCGCTTTGGTCTTTGATCTCCATGCGGCTAATGCTCAGAAAGTCTTCCTCTAACGTATAGTCCTGCTGACCGGATACGAGATCAACATCGGCAACGGGGAGGTCAATTTGATTTTCATCATCCCACCGCCACCGGGCATCTGCTCTTCGGATAAGAGAAGCCACGCGATCCATGGCGTTGTTGGCTTCAATGACAAGGTTGGCGATAGGAAAGGAATTGCTGTTGGTCTTCGTGAGGAAGTAGATCTTCGCTTTAATATCGGTGAAAATCATACGTTAAGTGTTTTTCTTTTCCTTTCGGGGAACGGGCTCCTCGAACTTGTCGAACCTCTTAAAGCTGTCGGTAAATTCTGCCAGTGCGTCGGTAGCTATGAGGACGACTTTGCCCTTTCGAATCTCGGTGGTGACCGGAATTTCGAACTCGGTTAGTTTGTCTTTCGCGAGTTGCTCCACCCGTTTCAAAATAGCGAGCTTCTTGGTAGTGACATCCGCCGTAACGGCCGTGAGGTCCATGTGCAGGCGTTCAAGCTGAGCTTGCATCTCTTCAAATTGTTTGGATATACCACGGCCCTTCTCAACCAGTTCTGCCTTCTCGCCTACCATGGTGAGCAGAAGCGCGTCGTCGAGCGGTATTACTCTATCGTGATTATCGGCCATATTTTTGTTTAGAAGTTCTCTCGTAGAAGTGCCCTCGGCGATGATGTTGCTCTGGTTGTTTTCCGTACCCTCGTTCGATCCGGACAGTGCGACCGGAATAGAGGGGTCGATAAGGACCGCTTCGCGTTTGACGTCTCCGTATACAACTTTGATTTCGTTATTCATGGTTTGCTGGCTTTATACTTGGGCAGCTTAAAAGCAGGGCCGCCCAAGCAACAAACTAAACGCCCGAAACTATCTTGATGCCTCCCGCTGCGCGGTTGACCACAGTTCCGTACAGGATGTCTGCGGTAATCACGGTCGAAAGGAAGTCCGGCACATAGTTAGCCTGCAGACGGACACCATTCTGATCCCTCTGGCCTGGGAGAGCGCCAGTGGCGAAGTGGATTGAGTCTGCAACAGCCAATGCACCGCAATAGTCGGCGTTTGTGTTGATCTTAGTAATGAGGTTTGTAGTGACCAATGGCTGGCCGTAGATCGTACCCATCTGACCCTTCACAACCGGGTTGGTTGCATTCGCGGTGTTCAGAGAAAGGGCGAAGCGGTCAATCGACATGAGGTCGGTCCATACGGTCTTCGGATGAAGGAACCATACGCACTCTTCAAAGTCGATGTTGGCGATTTCGGCGCTCGAGATCGCGGAGCGTACCGATGCGTCGGCCAGGGCCACCGTAGTAGTACCCACAACGGTCGTGAAGCTCTGGAAGCCCGTCGCAAGTGCGACTTCAAGCTTCTTGGCTGCGGTGTAAGCCGCGTTCTTCATGTAGCGTTGCTGGATCGAGTACGACTTGAGAACCTGCGCGGCCTGGTTGTCTTCGATTGCGAACGATACTTCGAACCAGTTGGAAACCTGCAACGTCTGCTTGGTTTCAGTCGGCTGGTTAAGCGTGACCTGGGTCGCGTTCGTTTTCGAGTTTGCGGCCATTTCGGTGAGACCCGGTGTATACACGGTGTCGCCGCCGCCGGCCAACTCGTCAGAGCGGTTCGTGAAGAACGCTGCGAGTTTGAGCTTCTGACGGTAGAAATCGTTTATTTTTGTTCCCCATAGCTGGGGAATCATTACGGCAAGAGTGGTTGAGGACTCTGTGCCTGTTGGGAAAGCCATGATGTTTGATGATTATTGAATAGTCAGCATCACAGCGGATGATGCTAGCCGATCTTTTCTTTGAAGAAAGCCTTGTGGTCCTCGTCGGACAGATCGGGAGTGTCGAGTGATTTTTTTGACGGTCGTCTTTGCTCCCTTAGAAGTGCCAAGCTGGGCTTGTTGCTTCTTTACTGCCTCGTCCTTGGTTGCTTTCCAGGTAGTGAAGAGCGGATTGGTTACGGCATCGGTGACTTTAATGCCTTCGACGGCAGCCACCTTATTTGCGTACTCAAGCTCGTCTTCAGAAAACCCTTTCGCAATCACAATTGCTTCGTCGCGGGATAAACCGGTTGGGGTTTCGGCTTTTTTAGGAGCCGGGGCAGGCTTTACAGGTGCAGGCTTGTTCTTATCTCTTTGCAAACGCGCCCAGAGCTTTCCGTTGCGCTCTTCTAGCTTTGCAATGCGTGCATCTTTCTGTTCTGCCGTTTCATTTGCGGGAGCGGCGTCGCCAGCTCCTTCGTCAAGATCATCTTCGACTTCGTCGGTGGTAATCTCTTCTTGCTGAGTTTCGGTGTCTTCAGCTTGGACAGTTTCGTCTTCGTTATTTGTCATTTTGAGAGGAATGATAACCTGATAATCGAACTATAGCACACGTCCTTCATCTGCACTTCAGATATGTGGACAATGATACCTTACTCTCCGCGCATGGTTGCCTTTCGTGGCTTCTTCGGTGTGAACAACTCGTTCAATTTCTTGAAAGACTGAGCGATAATGTCCTTCGCTTCTTTCAAACCCTGCACCTCCTTCCCCGCGTAGACGCGTTTAATCGTCTCCGCGTTCAATTCTTCCATGATGAAATCGGCCCAATCTTTCTGTGCCTGCTTATCCTTGAAGAATGCGGGGAGGGTGCTCATTGCTGGCCGGCAGGCAGCGCCTGGGTAACGCGGGTAGGTGCGGCACTCTGCGCGGCAGTCGGTGTGGGAGCGGCATTGCTGGGTGCGGGATAGGACGCCGGGGCACTTCCCGAAAGCTCCATCATGCGCTGAATAATGCCAGTGCGCTCCGGGTCTCCGGGTGCCAATGACTGCAGCGTGGTTGCCAAGCCATTCAATTCACGCTGGCTGTCTTGCATTTCATCTGTGATGTTAAAGCGGATCTTCTGCTTCACTTTCGCAAGGGTGATGTAGCCTTTCGGAATGTAGAGGTCGCGCTTGTTGCCCCTCTGGGAAAGTTCCTGCTGCTTCTGGGAAGCGAACACCTCCTTACTGATAGGGCTCGGGATAAGGGGCTTATGCAAAGGGCCTGAAGCATCAACGGAGAGAATCGCTTGCTTGGCTGAGTTGTTGGCGTGGTCGGCGACGATAGCCTGGTCGAGCTGCTGAAGCTCCCCACTGGAATACGAGGCAGTGAGCTTGTGACCTTTGTTTATCTCCTTAATGACAAAAGTAATGACCCAGTCGATGAGGACTTCGAGAATGTCATACCCGTCCTGGTCTCGGCGTTTATTAAAAATGGACCCTGACTGTGACGCTTGGAGTGCAAGAGACTGAAATGGCGTAGATGCCTTTGGCTCCTCACCGGTCACGCCCGGATAGGCGGACTGGTCGCGCTGCATGTTCGCAAACCAGTTATCGACTTGGTTCTGGAACTCCGGGAGCGCGGAGGGCATCAGTTGCAGGGATTCCAAAAACTGCCCGTCATCAAGTTCAACTACCTCACCGTCGAGGAGCGCGGCGCCTGACGGCAGATCCTTCTTGTTGGTCTTGAGCACGACCTTGCCGGCCAAATCCATGGCGACTTTCTCTGCAATGACGGCTTCGTTGGTCCAAATCTGCGGTTCGAAAATTTCCTGCCAGACACCCACACCAAAATCGCAGCCTTCCGTTTCCTTACGCTTGAAGTGCTTGAAGCGGCTCTCGGTGAGTGCAGTCTTGTAGAGGCAGTATTTCTTGTTGCGAACAACGGCAACAATGACGTTGTAGAGGCCAATGGTGTCATCGTCTTCGGCGCCTTCCGCTGTTTCGTACAAGGCACACTTCTCGAACTGCCCTTCGATGTCCAGGATTTCAATGCGATTTTCGCCGGTTGATTTCCTGAGCTTCTGAGCAGCCTCGATAACGATATCTATCGAAAGCTCGCCGTCGGTCTGTTCGGTCCAAACGCCTTTCTTGGCTTTCAGCTCCAGGGGAGAAAGGTAGTTCTTCTCTATCTTGGTGCCGTTGGTAATGTCCCTCGGATCTACGGCAGTATGTTCCCACTTGACCGGTTCGATGAGTAGCTCAGTAGCGGTCTCGGTCTTCTTCAAAAGCACTGAACCGTACTCGGATTTTTTCCGCTGATAGTCGTCAATGGTTTTGCCAAAGTTGTTGACCTTCATCCATTGCTGGACTTCCTTATTGACGATGAGGGAGAAGATGTAATCGCCGTCCGTTTCTTCGGCTTCAATAGACTTGCGGTCGATATTCTTCGCGCGCCATTCAAGGTCAACAATGGCGTTGCCGATGTTGCGAAAGGGCTTCCGGCGGCCTTGCTCGTCGTTCTGGCCACCCATGTACTTCGACATGATGTAGTGCGTAATCTGACGCACCGTGTGGCGCATGGAAAACTCAATGTCCTCGGAAATGGTGATGGTGCCGTGTTCGTACTTCTTCAGGTGGTTGTCTATTTCAGCGTAGAACTCCTTCATGCTTGAAGTGTACCGCGCAATTGTGCAAGCTCGCACGCGAGGTGGGGATAAAGGAGGAATTTATGGAGACGCTGTATATTTTAATCGGCATCCTTGCACTCTTGCTCGTCCTTCTCATTATCCTTCTCATTATGGTTGCGGCAATAGTCAAACGATCGCCGCAAAAGTCCGCTACACCCCCCGTTGCTGGATCGTCCGGCTCACATGCCGCCGATTAATGGAGGACACTGACTGTTCGTACGTCCCGCCGGTCGCATCCTTCAACAGTTCAAAGTACATGCGCATGATGAAGGTGTCGCCGGTATCCGGTGAGCGGCCGATTGCTTCCTTCACTGCATCCTTGCCCACAATCTTCAGCTTGCCGTCCCTGTCCATGTCCCGTTGTTTAATTTGAGAAAACTCTTCGGTTATTTCGTCCTGGTCGCCGCCTGGGACAATTGCCATGCGGTGCGTCTCGACAAGCTCGGCCAGTTTGAATGCACACTGAGTCTTGAGGTTCTGAAAGCTCGAGAGTTGGCGCTTGCCGTCGATGGTGATACTTGCGGTAGGAAGCATCTGGCGCCTGAGAGCTGTTCGTGTTGGGAAAGGCGATGACCCGCCCATAAATCCTTTCACGCCGTTCAACTGATCTACCACGCCGCCGCCAACGCCGTTCTCGTCAATAAGAATGTGGGAATAGGGTATTTTAAATTCTGCGGCCCGGTCGCGAATAAGCTGAATAGTCTTGTCGGTTCCCTGTTCGCTGAAACTTTCACGCTTTACGCTCTCCAGTCCTTCAAAGAAGTTGAACACGGTCTTGTCCCTGCCGTAGCGGGCCACGTCCACAATCAAATAGTGCTGCCCGTCTTTGACGATGTTGTTGGTGAAGAGGTCGCGGATGTTGTCGTACTTCATCAGCGTCCCGGCATCCTCGTCATACTGCCAGTTGCCGTCTTTTAAACGTTGTCGAAGAGCCTTGTCGCTAATCTCTGCAAGCTGCTGGCCGTACAGTTCTGAGGTGTAGTGGTTGTCGCTGTAGAGGGACTGGATGAAAGCGTATTGCTCCGGAAGTGTTCCATTGAGCCACGGTTGATAGAAAACGCGATACACCCAGCCCTTTGAAGGATTGCACGAACAGCCGAACTTTGGAGGAGGGGTGATGTCTTTGCCATCCACAACCACCTTGTGGCGTCCTATGCGGCTCTTTAGCACATCGAAAGCGAGGAAGTGCCACTCGGACACTTCTTCTCCGAATCCGCCGCAGTACTCAGTTGAGCCAAGGCGTTCATATAATGGGTCGGTCGGCTTGTAAGCTACGTCAATGAGGTCGATCGTGCTGCCGTTCTTGAACCGGATGACGTTGTACTTGCCGTCTAAATGCCAATCGTCGCGGGGAATCCCATGAAAGGCGCACACCTTGCTCCATGTAACGAAGGTGGAGTTCATCAGGCGTTTTAGTTCGTTGCGGCCGATGAACCAACGTGAACCCGGATAGAAGTAGCATTGTGTAAGCAGCCACTCGCAATACAGCCAGGTCTTCCCTCCACCTGCACCACCGCCGAATAAAAGAAACTTGGTTGTTTCGTCCTGGAGCTTCTGCCAAGCAAGGTGCTGCTTAGGCGTCGGTCTGATTGTCGGGCTTTGGCTCGACATAGTTGAAGCCGGTTATGGGTAATCCTCCGCTGGTGATGTCGGTCTTGTCTACGATGCGTTGGCGGATTTTGTTGTATTCGCGGATTGCCGCAATTTTTGCCGCTGGCTCTCTGTCCTGCATGATGAGTTTTGCAAGCTGGCTATCGACAACCTCGTCCCTGAGGATTTCGTTCAGCAAGGCGGTTATGCGCAATTGTATCTCAGGGCTTCTCAGGAGCCGGGATGCTTCCACCGCACATACGTGAATAGCCCTATCGTACTCGCTACGCTGAATAAGCTTTCGCTCTGGATCGCCCTTCGGAAGGTCGTACTCGTCTTCCTGGGATAATGTGTCGAGCTTGTAGTCGTAAGCCTCCGCATAACAATGCGTAGCGTTGCCAAAAAGGTCTTCGTTTTGAGTGTAGTAGCGGCAGAAAAGCTCGCGCTGCGGATTTAGAGGGCCGTCGGCCATTGCCAAATGATACCACGCGTTGGAACTTCACGACGACTTGAGCGTTTCCCCACATTAAACGTAATGGATGCTCTCATGCGTGTCTTGATAGGTGCCGTCTTATTAACCTTCAGCACGCCTTTGGCGGCTAAACCAGCTGTCTCCTATCCCGTGCAAGTCCCCCAGGAATGTGCTCAGTTGGCCGAACGCGAGCATGTGCCCGTTGTCATCGAAAACAGATATCAGGCATTAAAGGCCGAGTACAGATTGGCCCGCCTGAGTAAGGCTGATCCGATGGTCGCCCAGTGTAAAGAAGCAGTCGAGCGGCTGAAGGCTGCGTCAAAAAGCTGAATAGCAAAAAGCACGCCCATTGCTGAACGCGCCTCTGCTACAGGGCTGTGAACTTACGCTGCTGGGACGAACTTCTTTGTCGAGCCGTCTGAGAGAACAACGTCTATCTCGACATCTTCCGCTGAAGGAAGAGCAGGCGGCGTGATTTGTGTGAACGCGCCAGTGGTCCAAATGGTCCCATCAGGCTGCACGACAGTTATTGAAGTGGGCATATTGCAATATTGCTTATTGATAATAGCCAAATTGTATCACGGGAAGCTTCGATTTCAGCGCAACGTGCTGCCAAAAGAAACCGGCCCCGGTTAAGGGGCCGCTTCTACTTAATCCCGGTCGTGGTGGCGTTTGATGATCACTGTCCGGTTGCCGTGGTCCCTATGCATGCCGCGGTCGTGGTCACGGTACTCGGCGCGTGCACCGCGAAATTCCCCACGTTCACGGAACTCGCCTCGATCGCGGTGGTCGCCGCCGACGCGAATGCCAATGCCCTCAGCGGAGGCTATGGTAGGTGCCGCAACGGCGATAGTGGCGAGCGCGGCAAGCGCTAAACTAAGCTTTCTCATTTTCAATCCTTGCGTAGCTGCCCAAGAGCAAACGGTGGAAGCGAAAGCTTGTTCCTACGGTAAAGCGGGAGTTTAATGAACAGACGTTCACAAAGCAGCTTTCTTCTCTTTGATTTCAACTATCTTTGCTTCGTATTCCCTTTTGCTCCACTCTTTCGTGGTTTTGCCTTTGAAGTGTACGTCGTCATATCGTTGTTGGAGCGTCGCTGCTGTTCCAGCACCATATCGTGCATCGAGACCTCGGTAGTAGAAAGCCCCTGCATCTGGCCGCCATCGCGGATTATTACATCGCTTGCATTGCAGGTTGACATTAAGTGGGTCAAATAGAAGAGCAAATCCGCAGCGGCCTGCGGCGATAAAGTGGCCTGCATCAGCATATCGCCAATCGGAAATGCCTTCGTTGCAGGAAACACATCGGCCATACGCAATAAAATCTCTCCGACGGACGTACTCACTAAAGAGGGTCCAGTACTTTCCTTTGAGTCCTCGGTACCTAGCCACATCGTTTAATCATACACCAATAAAAAAAGCCCCACAGATTTGGGGGGCTTAATGATACTGCCGCTGTATAGCCTCCGCGATGTCTTCCAGCATCCTATCGTGGATGTGGGCAAGGATCGAGCTCAGGCTAGTAAAGGGGCCGAAGCGTTCGTTGGTTTCCATCTGGTGGTACTGGAAGTCATCGCCGTCAAATTCTATTTCCAACACGCGAATGCAGTAAATTTTGATCATCACGTTCTCCTGTGAAAGAGTCCGTGGGTAATTATCGCATAAAAAGAAAAAGCCCCTCGAAAGGAGCTCACCAATCCCCAATCGCAAGACCGACGGTCATTATTAACTTGCCTTCGATGCGGTTGATGGCGAAGAAGAATTCACGATTGCAGTGACTGAATGAACCATAATCGTGTTCTTCGTAGGGATCATTCTCTTCGTTGAAGTCTTTAAAGTCCGCGACCAACTGCAAGGCCGAGGCTTTCACCATGTCCGGCAGTTCCGCGAAGCTGTGCGTGAGCACGACTTCCCCGCCTTTGAACGAATTTCGAAAGGCGTCGTTTTCTTCCCATATGTCCATTGCGCTCTCCTCTCCACAGGTCTGCCAGTAATTGTAACCTGTGGAAACGGATGCTCTGGCGCGGGACGTTGCGCTCTGCGGGAGTTGGCATCGAGAAGGGAAAAAGATATTTTTGCGTATGAGCTTTTTCAGAATCAAAACCGTCAACAAAAACGGCCGCTCCTATAAATATTTATATAGACAGACCAATGTCCGTGAAGGACCGAAGGTGCGGTCAATCATGGAGTACTTTGGTTCTTTCCATGGAAGGGACATCCCGGAAAGTACGAAAAATCGCAACAGCGACTTGGAAGCGACCCGCAACCCTCAACGTGCAGATTATACGAATGAGCATCGCAAGGGACTGTTCAAGAGCGACAAGGCCGCGTTCGAGAGGCTCCAGGCATTTGATGCGGCGAGGGCTCAGAGTGCCAAGGAGAACAGAGCTGCTTGGAAAGAGAAGAATATGGGCCGGGAATAGAAGCAGGCGCGGGCTGACGCCAAGCAGACCGCAGATGCTAAATCCAAAGAGGCAATGGAAGCGGTCAAGGAATTCAGTGAGGCGCGGGAGGCGGATAAGTCTCGGAACTAGGGAGATGCGCCAGCCACAGGAATATGAGCGCGTGATTGTACCCTGCTTTATACCCGTCCCGGCGTCCCTCCCGGTACCCCTCGTCGTAGGAGTGTTCCCAGGCGCTTTCTAGCATTCTCGTGATGTATTCTTGCTCTTCGGGTGTACGTGCCATTGATGGGCTCCTTACTGGTTATCGAGCAACTTATTCTCCAAGAGATAGATGAGCATTTTAGCGCGGGCGTCTGCTTCGGTAGGCGCATGCGCACTCCATATCATTTTGGTTTTGTCGAGCCACATCTTATCTTCGCCATCCTCTTCTTCGTACCAAAGTATCCACCTCTCAGCCGCAAATTCAAAGGGTGGGGCCAGTTGAAGAAGATATCCCGTCAATTTCCTCGGGCAACATCTCCCCAAGCTCTGCGACGGTGAAGGCGGCATAAGTGAACTTATTATAAGACAAAATCTTATGCGCGTTCTTCGCGTCAATGACTTTGGGCTTAGGAGGCATTGGAGTATTTCCTGCTCTGGAAGCAGGGCCAACATAATGTTCTAACCAATAAAACAAACTCTCCTGCTTCACGCCCAACTCTTTAAGCTTCTGTGCCAGCTCCAGTGACACGACCTGGTCTTTCAATTCCATAAATTAGATGTGTTCGTGACCGTTAGTAATGTTGCATCCGGGAAACGGGCAGGCGTTCTTGAGGGTGTGGATTTTAGGATGCGTGCCAATGCCCTTCCGTACCTCAGCCATCATTTCTTTGCGTTGCTCGGGGGTGAGTTTGGCGTTCTTGGCTTTACCGCCGCGCTTGCCGAGCGCAACTGCCGCTTTATTTTTCATTGGTGAGTGGGTTAGCGTCTGCATAATCCTGGGCGGTGCGGTCGCCTTCGTCCTCAGCAACCTGTGAAAACATGGTGGCCGGGTTGAAGCCCGTCTTCTTTCCGATATAAGCCAACATTTCTTCTATTGAGGGAGGATTGGTCGGATAGTCACTTGCGAGGTGCTGTACCTTTAGAGTGGTGGTTTCCTGGTGAAACTCTCCGCACTGACAATTGCATCCTATTCGACGGCAACCACCTGAACACACATGCTCGCACGAAATTAAAATTCTCTTTTTCATATAAATTGCGATTAACTTGTACTCCTACATTGTAGCGCTACAGAGCCAATATGTCACTGTGAATTACCTACCCCGAAACACACTCACGGGCGTGTCAAGTCACGTTACCGAATTGTTAATTGGTTCCGATAGAGAAAGGATTAGACTTTCGGCTTGTTAGGAATGGCTCGATGTATTCAAAGACGCAATTTGCTGCGTTGGAGCACATGTGTCGTGAGCGGGCTGCGCTTGCCAGCAAGGAAATGGAATACTCACTCGCGGAGTATTGGCTGGCGGAAGCAGAGGAATGGAAAGAGTTCAGGGATTTTGTGCCTGACCCATTCATAGGAATAATTGCGAACCGCTCAAGTGACCTAGCAAACTCCAACAACGCAAAAGTCGAATGACACGCGATGGAAGACGATTGCTGGAGCATCAAGGCTCTGCGAGATGTGAACAGCTTGGCGGATTTCATCGCGCTGAAGAAGAGCGGA